AGTAGACTTATGTAGAGAGAACATTCCTACAGAAGTTCAGATTGTTGTTAAGAGAAGAGACGAGCAAGCGTTTGCAGAACTTAATGGTGCTAACTTATTGTTCTCAGAAGACAGTGTAAGAATAATGCACGACGCATTAGATAAGTGGGTCGCAGCAGATAAGATTGAAGACTTCAGTGTAGTAGCTTCACATGAAGAATCTTTACATCCTTGGAATGCTATTGCAGTATCAGTTGGAGGCTACGGAATCCTTGACTAAGTATATTGAAGCATGTAAGTGTCATTGGAAAGAGATATTTGCTTTATCTTTTGTTTGGCACTTTGTATTTGATTGGATAGTACTTGCAATAGGTATACTTATTGGAATGCATATAGGACACGCACACTAATGAAGAAGCTAACAGATATAGTATTCGGTGGTATCTATGAATATGTAGATAAGAATGGACAAATAATTTACAGAGGTTCAACAGAGTTTGAAGACCTGATAGAAGATAGAAGAAGTCCAGACTGGTATCATAGAGAAGGCCATGTCATGAAAGGTAGATATAGTTTAACTGTGTTTAGATCAAATCTTAGAAGACCAATAGCTAAGATTAATGAATGGAAGATACAGTGGTGCGTACAACCTAAAGAAATGACAAGAGAACAACTCCTAGTCTTGGAAGGAGAAAAGATCCAAGAAGCAATTGAACAAGGTCAGTGTATACTAAACCATACACCTGATCCTTTAGAAACATGGAAGAAATATGCAAAGTAAAAATTTTATATGGGTAACATTTCAGAAAGAGGGAATACATAAGTATCCTCAAGCACTAACAGATCCTAAACTTGAAGATGTTAAATTTCTAGGATATCCACACAGACATATGTTTCACTTCAAAGTAAAATTAGAAGTGTTCCATGATGATAGAGATGTTGAGTTCATTTTATTCAAAAGAGAATTAGAAAAGTGTTATAGTGACGAAGGCCCTATGACATTAAATTTCCAATCTTGCGAGATGATAGCTAGAGAGTTAGCTAAATATATACAGACGAAATATCCTAACAGAGCACTCAGCATAAGTGTAGCAGAAGATAATGAAAATGGGTGCGAGTTAGTATGGGAATAAAATGGCACTTAACTTTAACGAATTTAATGAGACAAAAAAAGTCAAACCAAACACTATTGTTTGTAAAGGAAACAGTAGCGGAAACCAATGGTCTGTAAAAAGTTGTGGTATTAATGCTGCAAAGATGATTGGTCTGACCCCAGGTCAAAATCTAACTGATGGTCAGTTAGAAGAATTGAAAAGTAAAAAGTGGGACGTTCGTTATGCTGATGAGATCACACCAAAGAGTGATGGTCCAAAGTCATCAGGCAAAGCAGGAGTACCACAAAGTGATTAGGAGTAAATTATATTATGAAATTTTGTCATATAACACCAATAGATCATCTCGATCTAGTTAGAGGAAGAAACTCACATTTAACTTTAGCACATATTGTATCAGGTATGGAAGGTTCACCTGATCAAGTGCAAGCATATTGTGATTTTTATCAAGAAGAAAAAGCATTAGCTGGTCCAGATTATATCAACATTATGGACAACAGTGCATTTGAGTTGTACAAGAATCAGATGCCAATGTTTAACCCAGAAGAGTTGTTAGGACTTGCAAAGAGAGTACACGCAACTCATATCGTATTACCAGATCATCCAGCACATCCTTCTATGGTCACTATCGATGACGCAAGAAGATACGCACCTATATTTAAAGAAGCTGGCTTCGGTACATTCTTTGTACCTCAAAGTGATATAGGAGACTTAGAAGACTTAATTACATCATTCGCATGGGCTGCATCAAGTCCACTAGTCGATTACATTGGTATTAGTATCTTAGCTGTACCTAATGCATACAGATGTGAGAAAGGAAATAGCTTACAAAGATTCAACGCAAGATGGAAATTTATGAATGAACTCTATGATAGAAACCTTTTACAATTGGCTGCACAAAATGGTAAAAAGATACACTTCCTTGGAATGGTGGATGGACCCAATGAAATCCCATTGGTTAGAGACTTCCATATTGACACTTGGGATAGTAGTGCTGCTGTATGGGCTGGTCTTAATTCTATAAGTTTTGATGATAGTCCTACTGGATTAATCAATGGTAAGTTTGAAAAGCATGTTGACTTTGAAAGCAATTTCAAGGATACTTCTATAGCAGAAGCAAACATGAAAGTAATTGACGATCTTGTAACAAGATATAACCATACAGAAAGATTATGAAGTATAGATTTAACGAAGATAAAATCCTTAACGAAGTAAGTAAGTACATTGCAGCTACTTACAAAGCTCATTATGTAAATGAGAAAGCTGGTACTAAGGACGAAGAGATTCAAACTATAGATGTTTGGAAACAAATTGGGCATGTAGAAGAAGCATGTCATTCTAATATTATTAAGTATGCTATGAGATATGGTAAGAAAGATGGATACAATAAGAAAGACCTTATGAAGATCATTCACTATACTATCTTACTATGGCATTTTACACAACCAGAGGACCAAGAAGAATATTTTGAGAACCTCGCCAAAGGAAAAAAAGCAAGATGAGTA